GGACGACCCCCGCGATCCCCGCAATACTATACCGCAAGAACTTCGAGATAACTTGTTCCCCCGTATCACCATGGATGGGGTGGATTTCACTGGAACCTTCTTGGGTCTTCTGATGTTGCCCCCGGGACCTTTTGGAATTGTGTATCTACTGTTGATGTTGTTGGGTAAAGAACTGGAAGACGCCCTTACTCCCGATGAAGACGGAACCGGCAGCGATGGACCGCAACTTTCTGCGGCTTCTGGGGAACAATCTGGAGAACGATGTTAATTATAGAAAGGAGAGAATAGAATGTCTGGATTATCACCTAGATTGCCGTTGATGGTTAACGACGTTGATGGCGCTTATGGATTAATTAAAAACTATACCGCCCTCGCCAAACAGAATTTTAAAATGCTGTTGCTGACAAACCCTGGTGAACGTATCATGAATCCGGATTTTGGTGTGGGACTGAAGCGTTATTTGTTTGAGAACAATGGTCCGGGCACTTATGCCGATATTAATGATCGAATTCTTGAACAGACCCGAACTTACTTGCCTTTTATTCAGTTAAATAAAATTGATTTTTCTATTCCCGAACACGAGCTAGATCTTCATCCACATCAATTGTCAATCAACATCCAGTTCACAATTCTCCCTCTCCAAGTAACTACTACCCTGCAAATTGGATTTTAGAACTAATTAATAACGGACTTTTTCAATGCCAAAGAAACTTCAAGCCATAGATTATACGAGCCGCGATTTTGATTCGATCCGCCGCGACCTCGAAAATTACGCCAAACGCTATTATCCCAATACTTATAAAGACTTTAGTGAAGCCTCTTTTGGCTCACTGATGTTGGATACAGTTGCTTATATTGGTGATATTTTATCTTTTTATGTAGACTATCAGGCAAATGAGGGATTTTTAGATTCCGCAATTCAATACAGCAATGTCGTGCGCCATGCCCGCCAGTTTGGGTTTAGGCTCCCAACCAGCCCTTCTTCCTATGGAATACTGACATTCTATATTAAAGTGCCTGCAGCAAGCGTCGGCGGCGGACCAGACATGAGATATGCTGGTGTTTTGCGCGCCGGATCGGTGTTGGGATCCACCGGAGGGGGAGCTTATACTCTCTTGGAAGATGTCGATTTTTCCAAACCCTTCAATCAGATCGTTGCTGGTGAAGCGGACGCGACGAACGGAGATGCTACTTCTTATATTATTCGCGCACTAGGTCGTGCCGTCTCGGGTCACTCGGTCGTCGAAGAGCGTACAATTGGAAATTTTCAGCGCTTCTTGAAAGTCAGTCTTGCAAACGCAAATGTCGCGGAGATAATGAGTGTTGTGGATACTGAGGGGCACGAATACTATCAGGTGGATAACTTGTCACAAAATACCATTTATAAGGCCATTCGCAACACAGACCCCAACAGTTCCACCGTTGCTAGCATTTTAAAGGCTGTACCTGTCGCGCGTCGATTTGTATTGGAACAAACATCAACTGAATCGTTTTTGCAATTTGGATACGGTTCAGACTCGGAGCTGCTGAGTAATTCAGTTCTTGATCCCACATCTTTGATGCTGGACTTAAATGGGAGAAACTATATTACTGATAGCGATTTTGATCCCACCAAGCTTATAAGTACTGACAAGTTTGGAATTGCTCCCGCAAACACTAAGTTGCGGATTTCTTATCGATTGAATTCCAATCGGGATGTTAATGCGGCCGTTAATACTGTTACAAGTGTGACGAATGCCACTTTTCGGTTTGCTGATCAGGCGAATTTATTAAGTAGCACACGTGATAGTGTCGCTTCTTCCTTAGAGGTGACCAATGAGCAGCCATTTGTGGGGAGTATTAACCTTCCCTCTGCCACCGAGGTTCGCGAACGCGTGAGAGGACACTTCGCTGCTCAGAACCGCGCCGTTACCGCTGAGGATTATCAAGCCATTGTATATGGCATGCCAGGCGCCTTTGGGGCAATCCATCGTGCTCGCATTGTTAAGGATTTCGATGAGTTCAAGAGGAACCTTAATCTTTATGTTATTTCGACCGATAGTAGCGAGAAGCTCATCACTTCAAACACTACGTTAAAAAATAATGTTAAAAATTGGCTTGCACAATATAGAATGGTGAATGATACATTGGATATCCTAGATGCAGAAATAGTAAATTTTGGAATTAAATATCAAGTTGCTCTTGAAGCCACCGCCAACCGATACACCACGTTGAACAAAGCCAATAATCGTTTGGCGGCATACTACAACGACAGACCGTACGATATCGGAGAAAGTATATTGATTTCGGATGTTTATCGCGAGTTGCTTAAAGTGCCGGGTATCCTGGATGTTTATGATGTTCAGATCGTTGCCAAGCAGGGCGGCTCTTATTCAGAAAGTAATTATGATTTTAATAGCAACTTGTCATCGGATGGTCGTATGATTAGGGCAGCGGAAACAATTATTTTTGAGCTTAAATTCCCAAATACTGATATTCAAGGAACGATTAGATAATGGCCATTGCTCGTTATGTCGCTGATGCCGACAATACCATAACCAATGCTTTTGAAGCCGACCTCTCCACTAGAGGTACTGGCTCTAATATGGGATATGCAGATTCCATTGAGATTTTTTCTATTTATGGACAAACTTCTGGATCCGCTGGACAATCTCAAGAACTCTCCCGCGCTCTCATGCGCTTCCCTATAACTTCTATTGTCGGCGACCGAGCCGCAGGCACCATCCCCGCTTCGGGAAGTGTGTCGTTTTATCTGCGTGTGCATAACGCCGCACATCCCTTTACGCTCCCGCAAAATTTTAATTTGGTCGTTGCCCCCGTGTCTCAGTCATGGACGGAAGGCACCGGTCTCGATATGGAGGACTACAAAGATCTCGGAACCTCCAACTGGTTGAGAGCAACAGATTCAGTGGATTGGACCAACATTGGGGGAGATTATATTACAGTTGACCCCGGTTCAACTTACACCATTAATTTTGAACAAGGATATGAAGACATTGAGTTAGATGTCACTCGTCTTGTGGAACAGTGGGTAGACGGTACGCACGATAATTATGGGATTGGATTGAGATTGACAGCCAGCGAGGAAGCATATTTCTCCAGTTCTACCGGGCAGGACACCTCGGTGTTGATTGACAACCCCGATGGTGCTCAGGAGTCTTATTATACCAAGAAGTTTTTTGCTCGCTCAACGGAATTCTTCTTTAAGCGCCCAGTGATCGAAGCGCGCTGGGACTCTCGTGTTTCAGACGACCGCGAAAATTTCTATTATTCTAGTTCTTTGGCGCCCGCCGAGGACAATATTAATACATTGTATTTATACAATTATGTGCGCGGTCGTTTGGTGAATATTCCGGTGATTGATGACGGGAACACTCTGATGGTCTCTCTCTTTTCAGGCTCGACTTCACCTACAGGCTCCAAGCTAACTCTTTATGACGGTAACCTTAATGTCACAGCTTCTTGGGTGTCCAAGGGTATTTACTCTGCCGATCTGGCCATCACTGCAGCGGTGACGACGGATTTGCCAAAGGGATTGACCGTTATGTATGACGTGTGGCATAACCAGTCCAGCGGCGGACCCCACACTCTTGGGACAATTCAGTACTTTACGGGCTCAATCTATCCCGAGCACATGCCGACATATGATACAGCACCCACCTTCCAAAGAATTACCAGCTGCAGAAATCTCAAAAAATCTTATTCCACCGCTGACACTGCTCGGTTTAGGTTTTTTGTGCGTGATAGAAACTGGAATCCCACGATCTATGTAAAGGCTACTGCGAACAACCCGACCGACATTATTACTAGTGCTTCCTATAATGTGCGTAGGGTTATTGACAACTATAATGCAATTCCATATGGCACAGGCTCAGATTATAGCACTTATATGTCATATGATAAATCTGGTAACTACTTCGATCTCGACATGTCATTATTGGAAGCCGGATATATGTACGAGATTAATTTATCCTATTATAATGATAGTATAGGAGCATGGCAAGAGCAGCCACAAACGTTCAAATTTAGAGTTGATTGATAATTAAAGCATGAGTTTAAAGGACTATTACGAAAAAGCAAAATCTCTTCAAGCAATATCCAACAAATCAGCCGCCGAAATTGGCGAGGAAGTAGAGTCTGCTGCATATCACACCGAGGATATAATCCGCGAAGAGCGGTTTATTCCGCGTGTTAACTTCAAATATCCTAAAAACTTTGCTCGCTATGGTTCCGCCGAAGAGTATTATGCTCAATCCTTGCGCCGCATTTATGAGGATTATCCCTATGACGGCTCGCTGCGCGAAAGATTAGAGTGGGAGAATCAATCCACCTATCTGGACCTTCATGTTTTTGAGAATGAATATCCGCGCACAAATGGATATATTAATATGTCGGCCGGTGAGTGGGGCAACGTCTCTGCTAAGCGCGAAGGTTATGGACTTCCTGCAGATGTAGAATACATTTTTCTCAAAGGCGGACCTCATCCCAATCCCGACGGGATGTCACCCTATTCTACTCAGCTTACGGGCGCAAACTATTATGAAACGGCCCTAAATCGCGCCAATAACTTACAATTCGATCTCTTAAGCAAGGGTGTTACTGTTGAATTTTGGATGAAGAAGGATGCCTTCGACCTCACCAAGACAGAAAAAGAAGTTATTTTCGACCTCTGGAACGGCAATGTTTCAGGATCGGGTAACTATGGACGCTTCAGACTTGAGTTGACCGGTGCCTCGGGGGCTGATTGTTTCCGTGCGACTGTATTGTCTGGCGGTTATGGGTTTGAATTGCAGTCTGTTGCTGACAGTACTCTAACAAGTGAAGCTGTCGCAGATGGAACC